ATATTTGAGTGAGGCAAACATTTAATATTAAGGATACTCTTTAGATACCCGTTAAGATTAGAACCTCACTCATATTTATTTTTCCCAACAATCACTAACAGTTACTTCAGCTTTTAACAAGCCGTTGGTTACTATCTCTAGTGCTGCATCTTCCATGATTTTCTTCATAACATATGTCCATGTTTTTACATAATCATTATGACAAATAGTATCTATCTGATCATGAACAGTCATCACTAGTTTAACCGGTACACCTACAGTTTTAATATATTCACGCATTAATACTAAAGCACGCTTAGTCATATCTGCACTAGCTCCTTGTATAGGTGTATTTTTACTAGCACGCTCTATACTACCAAGCTCCATCATAGATGACTTATTATTCCAAATCTTTGGATACCAATTACTAAACCATCGCTTCCTATTGTAAGGAGGAAATGTTTTAATGTATCCAAACTTCTTACCAAAGTTACCTAGTTTATCTAAGAACCCTTTGATTGATGGGAAGGCTTGGAAATATTTTTCGATGAGTTCTTTAGCTGCTTCCAAACTGATGTTAAGAGTATCAGAAAGCTTATTAGGGCCCATCCCATAAGCAAGCCCGAAATTAATAGTTTTGACATTTGTTCTTAATTTTTTATGTGACGGACAATTACATTTTTCTTTCTTTGACATATAAACGCAATTATCTTCGCCACTGGTTAACCATTCATTTCCATATACTAACTCTGCACATGTTGAGTGTAAATCTTGTCCTTCTTCTAATGCTTTTAACCATACAGGATCTTTAGAACCAAATGCAATTACATTTAATTCTTGTGAACTGTAGTCAGCACTAACAAAACTCCAACCATCTGGAGCAGTAAAACAATTTCTATAAACATTATCTGCAGGTATTTGTTGCATGTTAGGTTTACTACTACTAACACGCCCCGTGTCAAGTATTTGATGAAAATTAGTGTGTATTTTATTATCTCCTCCTAAATTTTTAAAGAATGCATCACCATACGATGTACATAGTTTCATAGCTTCTTTATACTTTACATATTTATCTATAAGAGGAAACTTAAATCTATACTTATACATTTGTTTACCATTTACATTATCTAGTTCAGGGACAAGACATTGGAATACATCTAACACTTGTTTAGGTGATGTCCATTTTATATCTATATCTCTAATCTCTTCTACTGGTGTAAACATATCTGTTTGTACATATTTAGATACAAAATGTTTAACTCTGTGATCATTTCTAATCATAGTGTCTAGACTTTCTTCTAGTGTGATAGCATTGTCAGTGTTAATACTTTCTAACTTTGACCATTGTTCTACATCTAGTTCTAATCCGTTGTATTCTATATCTGCAAATGCTGATACTACTTCGTTTTCAAGATCAACTACATTATGTAAAAGATATTTATCTATAATAGGTAATTGATGTGTACGTATTTTAATAAGATATTCTACATCTTTTGCGCCGTACACAATTTGATCATTCTTAAATGGTTGACCTTCAAGCCCTATAAATTGATTACGCACATCTTTATTTAAATCTACATTCAAATATCTTTTACATACGTCTTTTAATCCATATCCATAGTTGTGTTTACCACAGTTAAGAACACGCTCAGTCAAGAAAGTATCATAAATACCTTCACAAGATATATCAGACCATCGTTTAATAAACTTGTAATCAAACTTTGCATTATGAAATATTTTAGTAATCTCTTCATTTTCTAATAACTTACGTAAAGGCTCAATACTAACAATACGAGTGTCAATTACAAATTGCGTTTCTGCATCACCAATCTGAAACATAATCATTTTCTTAGTAGTAAAATCAAAGCCTTCCGTTTCTGTATCTACACCAAGTATTGTTTTATCACTACAATAACTTACCAAATCATTAATTGTTCCCAACTGATAATGAGGTGAAGGTATTGTTTGTGTTGAACCATCTATTAAATAAATCATTGCTCTAAATATTGTGAATCATCTTCTGAACCTGGATATTCTAGGGCTAGATACACTCCCTCTTTTTCCCACTCACTTGCAAGTTTTTCTGCTTGTTGATCAATATGCTCTTGATATTCTTTATCTGCATCTTTTAATAGTTTTAGTACTGCTGTAGCACGGACCATAGTTAAGAATTTTCCATCATATGTAAACCCAGCACAATTATTAGCTAAGTTTTTATAATATACTTCCATGTATTCTTCTAGTCTTCCATCTTGGGCAAGACTATATACCCATTTCATTTGTCCCATTATTGTCTATTTTTTATTTCACAAAGTATAAATCCAAGTATCATACCTAAAAGGCACCATAGTATTTTTATCTCTGCAATATTAATAATTACTTCTCTCGTTTCTTCCATATTTATATTTTTTTAAGTCTAAAATAAAAGTTTAGTATCAACAGACATTGCTTCTATTCCTGTAGTTTTATTACCATATCTAGGCAACCCAGGTTTAAATCCTGTCAGCATTTCATAGCTAAAATCATTCGTAATTATTTTAGGTAGTATTATTTCTTTTTTTATTCTTTCTCTAATTATTTTCCTCCCTTGAAATATAATCTCTTCTTGTATTGCAGTTGTTTTTACAATAGAAGGTATTTCTACATCATATCTTTTCGTCATAAAATTATTTTAAATTAAATACAAAACAATGGGAAACAGTTAGGCTCTCTTGCTCCGTTGTTACTAGGACACCGCGCGCAGTATCTTTTGTTGATTGTTTATATTGCAGCGTTATGTTGCAAATGTCTCCCATTATTTTATATTAATATACATTAAATACAAGATAAGGCATCTTCACATATAGATGTCATTTAATAGTCCTCTGATGAACTAACCTTATTTTATATCAAAACACAGATTTGCCGTCTGTTTTACATCATACTCATTTCCCCAACTTTAGCTTCAGCAGTTACTGTTACCTTATCATGTGCAACAAGCATATGTTTAGGATTAGCAGTTGATAATACAACATTGTGAGCACTGTAGATTTTCTTAATCTCACCAGTTGTTGAGTCAGTCACAGTTAACGCTTCTTTAGTTGAAGGATTAATCTTATGTCCATTATTATCTGCTTGCCATTGTGTAGGCTCATGAGTTTCTACAAGTTTAACTCTAAATCTCATTCCTACATTAGGATGATCTGTAGCTGAAACTACAGGATTTAAGATATTTAAGTCACAAGCTTGTACAACTTTACCTGCTTTTGTAGTTTTAGCTGAAAATATAGCTGCATCAAGATTAAAAGCTGTTCCGTCAGCATTTTTAATACTCAATAATTCAATACTTTCTGGTGTAATTCTCTTATAAACATAAGTTTTACTCCCTTGCTGAAATCTATCATCACCATAGTTTAGAATTGATAATGCATCTATCTCATCATTATCTGATTCATTTGTTGGTGGTGCAGTGTTACGATCTATTCTCTCAATAAAACAAGCTTGATATGAATCATTAGCTGCTTTTTGTACATGAGATAGTAAAGTTTGGTCTAGTTTTAGAGTGTTAAGACTACCACTGTTTAATTGATTTGCCATTTTATTTAATTGGTTTTTAAATGGATTAATTTAGTGATTTTAAAAAGGTATATCACCAACCTTGTTTATTAATAAAAGACTCTTATCATACTCTTATCATCTATCAAAGTAGTGATAACAAGTAGAGTTTATGAGTCTTTTTAAAGGTAACTATGAGTAGGAACAAGTATTATGAAAGTGATCCCATTCATTTAATGAATGCCGCACAAAAAACCTACTCATAGTTAATAAATCTTAGTTCCTTCTTCTAAAGGGAAATACTTTAGTAAAGTTTCTATAGGCCATTCAGCAATCTCTTCTATATCTATTCCTTGTATTTCTAGTCCTCTGCTTAGTTGGCGTTTAATGTAGGTTCTAAGTATATTATGTCTTAAAATTGCATCTTGTGCTAATTCTTCAGGTGTCATCTTTGGCATAATAGTTATTTAAGAGTTAATTGGATAAGTTGATTCTTCAATAGTATTTGATGGTCCATTGCTGTTGCCTGGTCCAAATGTACCAAATCCTCCAGGTAATCTATCATCATTTAAGTTGTAGACTTTTTTAGGTCTTGAAGTTT